ATGTTTTGCTGCTGATGTAGGTCGTTCTAATCTCATACCACCAAGAAAAGAATCAAGAGCGACACTAGAAACTTTTCCAAGTTTAGCACCAGCATCTTTTCCCTTTGGAGTTAAATCAGTTTGAACTAAATTCCTATCTTTAGAATATTGAAAATTTCTAGACTGTCCATGAATTTTACCTCCCTTGGCAGTTTTCATATCAAATCCAAGTTCACCAGTGTCAAATAAAAATGGTTTCTTCCTACCCAAGGTAAGTGTACACTTCAAAGATCCCTTTACCATATCAACCTCGGTTGGAATACTCTCTCCTCCGGCATTAGCAACTTCTGCGTTGGCAGTTTTTTTTGTTTTTGAAATTGCTTTTAATGAAACTCCCACAAGAATCTTTTCTTTTAAAGTTTCTCTCATATAAGCATTAAGTAATCCCAACTTTGCCTCTTTTGACATCCCATCAATATTAGTCAATTCTCTTATGGTTCCCTCAATAACCTTTTTCATACTCCTTTTAATCAACACAATATCCATAGGATTCCAACGATCCTTTACAGATACACCACATTCTTTCTTCGCAATATTTTCAATATAGGGCATGATTCCATTATCTCTGGAATACTCATATCCTCTATTTGAACCCAAGTATTTCTTCAACGCTGCGGTCTGCTTACGATAAGTATCTCTCCACTCTGGACTATATCCATCATAGATATCTATCATCATTTTATCTGTTGGTTCTTTACCCTTTTCTATAACATGCTCAAAGAAAACTCTAGAACCATTCTCTTGTTTGGCAGTCTCTCTTGCGTCAGTTGCCATAACTTTTTTTAAGTATTTATGGAGTTAAACGGACTCGAACCGTTGACATCCTGCTTGCAAAGCAGGCGCTCTACCAACTGAGCTATAACCCCTTGAGATAGTCCTTCTCTGTTTGATAAGGAACTATTTCACCAGTCTTGAGTTTCCATGCATACTCCAGTTCAGGTAGTAACCATTCGTGAACTGGAGCACATGCTTTCCAATTGACTGGTTGAATGCAATTCATCACTAACTACAGTCCAAAATGCTGCAATGTAGTTAGTGATAGTAAGCATTAAACATCACCCTCTTTCCTGTTCTCAGAACTATGAACGTCAAACTCACCACCAGGATATCGTGCTTTGAGTTTCTCTACATTCATCTCAATCACCTCATCAAAGGTTGTATCAAGTGCCATACATGCCTGTGCCAGATACCAACAGATGTCACCCAGTTCACGTTTCATATGAAAGACATTCTCTTCATTGTAAGGTTTACCTTGCAAGAAAATCTTCTTTACTACTTCAGTAAACTCACCTGCTTCTGCAGATAGTCCAAGAGCAGCAGTCAAAAGTTGTGTGACGTTTGCATCATTTACTTCTAGTTCACTAAGACGTGAAGCAAGAACAGGCCAGTCAAGACTTGGAGCACTTGTAACTCCTTCTACAAATTCAAGGTACTTTTCGGTATCAACTTTAGTCATGAAAATCAGGGATAAATGGTTCTTGGCAATCTTCGGGAAGTTCTTTATTTTTAACTTCAACGTATTCTACTTCTTCCCAACTACCACCAACACCACCGTCCATATTGACGACAATATCTTTAGTTGGGAGTTTGGGTCTCTCTAAAAGTTTGACCTCAACAGTTTCATAAATTGGTTTGAATTGGTAATAGTGACCCTCACCTCTAGTGCCAACAAGATTGACAGCATCTTTGATAGAACCACAATCAGCAATCTTTTTACCAGTTGGATCAAATACAGAGTAGTATCCGTTCAAAACTTAAACCCCTCAAATGATTTTTTTGGTTTATGTTCATCATTATTATACTCCTCTTCCTTTCCACTGTCAAGAATATCATCTTGTGCAGTCTGCTCACAATCATACAAACGCATCTTTGCACGATCAATACCAACAACAAAACGCTTGGAAAGGTTCGCATCATTATAACGATTCTTTAATTGCTTTACAAGTATCTGTCCCAAGGATTCGAGTTCTTCAGTCGAAATAAGGGCAAACATAAGATCAGCAGTAGCAGGCAACCCAAAGGACTCACTAGTATCAGTAAGCTCAACGTCAGAGCTACCATAACCAGAACGAGTGGTCTGCGTGGCAGAAACGATAGGGACGTTTGCTTCACAAGCCAATCCTCTAAGTTCTTCAGCAATTGCTTTAATATATGAATATGAATTGACATTGCTGTTTCCGCGATACCTGCTGGAAGCACATATATTAAGGTAATCAATGAAAATAATATCAGGTCTAAATGATTTCTTAAGTGCAAGTTCATTAAGAAGTGCTGTAAAGTGACCACTGTGAGCACTCGCAGTTGGATACTCTTTAATTATAAGAGTGCCTTGAGTCTTCTCAGCAAGTTTTGTCACCTTACTATCAAACATCTGTTTGGGTAGATCTGTTATCTCTTGGATATTAACATTGAGAAGATTGGCATCAATCCTTTCTGCAATCTTCTCTTCAGCCATCTCCATTGTAATGTACAATACGTTCTTACCAGCAAGAAGGCAAGAAGAAGCCATATGACACATAAACAAAGACTTGCCGACACCAGTCCCAGCAAGAGCAATATTAAGCGTTTTATTCGGTAAACCACCTTTCGTAATTTTATTAAAGTACTCTAAGTCAAAAGGTATCTTATCTTCCTTTCTGTGATAAGACTCATATCTTTCCTCATAATCAAGTAAGTAATCATGTCCAATATGAGTATCAAAAGAGACTGCTAATGCATCTGATAAAATACCTGGAATTGCATCACGATTCTTCTCTTTATCAGTTCCATCTGCAAGTGCAATGGACTCCATTAATGCCAAATAGATGGCACGATCTCGACACCACTTTTCAGTAGTATCAAGCAACCAACTATAGTCTGTAGGAACATCGTCAAGATAACTAATCAGTTTAGTAATCTCTTGAAATGAAGTGTCATTAATATCTTGACGTTTCTCTACTTCAATACAAAGAACTTCTTTTGTTGCAGGTTGATTGTATTCATTTACAAAATTAAGAACTTCTTCAAATACAATCTTTTGCTGAACATCCTCAAAGTATTCTGATTTAATAAACGGAACTGCTTTGCGAAGATACTCTTCATTGTGTAGAAGATTTCTTAGAATTAAAATCTCAATCTTATCCATAATTCCAGAGACAATAATTTGACATAATATACTTTTCCCCTTTTAAGACAGGAGTGCCTTCGTGTGGAAACAACCAGTACGGAGGAAATACCACCACAGATCCTTTTTTAGGAGTAATTTCACATTTTGGATAGAAGATAGTTTTCCCACCCTCAAAGTCATCATTGAGATAGAATAGCATCGCAACAAATCTTTGACAAGTTTCAAGTGATGCTACATCAGCATGTCTCTTGTATATATCATTAGTCCCACCAACATACTTTTTGATATTAGAACCCTCAAATATAAAGTCACTTGTATTGAAGTTAAGTCCATATTCACCTAACCATTCCTGATACTTACTAGCAACTGCCGTGTAAGTACGTTGAAGTTTTTTTTCTGCTTTGAGGTGATGATTGCAAATAAAAAGATTAGTCCAGTTAGGATATCCATCCCTTTCTAATCTATCCTTATGTTCACTTTCTTCAAAGAGTTTGATTAGTTCATCGCAAGTTTCATCTGGTAATACATTGTCAATTTTTAAAACAAAGTTAAGCAGATTCATGAACCGTAACTAAACTCCTCCCTCGCAATCTCATCCAGTTTCTCCATCACCTCTGGTGTGAAGTATGTTTCTGGATCTTTATAGATTGCCTTGGCATAGACTTTCTTACCATCTATCTCATAACGACCTGCAACATTTTTCCAGAGACCTCCCAATTCACCCAACTCAAGAAGACCATAATATCGATCAAGACCACGCTCATCGTAATAGAGACGTATAGTAACATCTTTGTTCTCCTTACTTAAACGTGACTTATGCGTCTTAGCCTTGATAAGGTTTCCAATGACTTCTGTTCCATCCTTCTCTTTCTTCTTGCTGAGATAGATGATTGTACTTGCTGCATACTTGAGACCGCTGCCTCCTCCCATTTCCTTTGTAGGGACATAAGAGCCAATGACATCATAGGTATGATTAGTGACGATTAATGGAATTTTTGCCTGACCAAGTTTGAGCGTAAGCATACGGAATGCTCCCTTAACAAGTTGAGATTTGGTCATGTCCCTAACTTGCTTGTCGTCTAGAGCATCACGGATCTCCTTCTCTGTGGAAAGCATACCAAGAGAGTCTAACACAAACATACAAGGTTTGCGTTCTTCTTCAGATTTTTTTAAGTATATGTCTACTGCCTGCAGTGCCTTCTGTCTAAACTGTTCGATCGTAACAACATTGATAACAACCAATCGATTTAAGTCAATGCCACGACTTTTAAGAAGAGACTTGTTAACTGCTGCTTCAGTGTCAAAGTACAAACAGTAACTACCAGGATTACTATCCAGAAAATTCTTAACCACAGCGAGACTAAAGAAAGTCTTGCCAGTAGAAGACTCCCCAGCAATGGCAGTAATCTTATTCCCAGAACAACCACCAAATATACTACCTGATACGAGTCCGTTAAAAATGTACGAACCCGTGTCCACGAAAGTTTCTGTGTCGTCGATGTCTGATGCGAGTTGGGTATAGTCATCTCCAATCTCTTTTACAATTTCTTTTAAAAAATCCATTAAATAACAATTCCAAATTCTTCACGGGCAATTTTTTTGTAAGGTCCGCCTGGGTTATCATCACGGATATCCTTAATCCTTTTCAGTTTTTGATAAAGGGCAGCATCTCCCCCGAGACGCATAGCACTAATAATTGTGCCAAGTTCTTTATCGTTGATAGGTAGGTCCATTAGGAGAAAAATAATTCCAGGTTTACAGTTTTTTCGACATTCCAACCAATCGCATCAAGAATTGCTTTCAGTGGTTCGACAAAGGACTTCTCAAATTGTAGGTCATAGTCAATGTACTTGTCAAGACCCAATTCTGTAGGGAAGTCTTGAATAAATGAGATGATATTCTCATGAATGATATTTGGTT